CTTACCTGTCTGATATCTACTCTTTCCATAATTATAAAACCCTATTCTTTTATGTTGCGTTTTCTCTCCTCTCTGATTATTTTGTTAATCATCTGCTGATTCATCCTCCTCTGTGATCTGTTAGGAGTTACAGGAGCAGGAGGAAGATCCACAAAGTTAGCTAAGAAGTTCTGCTCATCTCTGGATAGCTGCCCTCTCATATGCACCTGAATCAGGATATGCAATAGCATCTCTAGATTATTCCTATTCACTAAGGTTTGTTCACTCTTACTCATCTTTTTTTGGCTTTACCTTTTTAAGTAATTCAGTTGTTATTTCTAAATGAGAAAAGTACACTTTAGCATTAACGCCATAAGCATACTTCTTTCTCTGTTGACTTGTCATGTTAGCTAAAGCCATTATCTCTGATGCTCTACCCATTACATTCTTATTAGCCTCAATCTCCTTTGATACTTTCTTATCAATAGTGCTGAGTTGGTTATTTGTTTCTGGATATCTTCTGTCCAACCAAATCTTGATGCTTGAATACTTAGATTCACCTGATCAATCATCAGCATCTGAAGATACTTCTGGATCTCTCTGATATGTCTATACTTCCTAATCATTCTCTATTCCGTTTTGATCCCTATCTCTAAGGCATAGTTCTATAATTGTCATAGGCTTATTGCAGTTGCAGTTCATCGTAAACTGATTGTAGGGTGAGCGTAAACATACATCAATGCCAATACACTTAATGCAAAGATGCAAATCGTAAAGGCTAAAAGGTAGAATAGAATCTTTGTGGCTTTCTCTTGCTCATTCATCTCTCTTTGGTTTTAAAGGTTTCTACAATTAGTGATGAAGGACTTGATGCGAATGTTACAATACTTTCATCGCAGTATACTTCAATACCATAATCTCGTTGGCAGATATGAAATTCTACCCCATCCGTAGTTTTGATTACAATTCCGTTAAACAATTCTTCAAGTTGGATTGTGTAATCCTCTCTTACTTCTATTTTCATCTCTCTTTGGTGTTAAAGGTTTTGTCATACCAATGATTGATAGCAAACTCATCTGCTGCCATTAGATTACGGCACTTGTAAGCAAAGCCTACCATCACCTCTTTCTCTTCCTCAAGCATTGATTCTGCGTGTTCAATAGCACATTCAAAGTATGGGTGCTTCTCATAGCCGTATTCATCTTTTTCTTTTTTAAGCCATTCAATATGCTCTTGCATTGGTGTTTTCATCTCTCTTTGGTTTTAAGGAACATCTTCCTGTTCTACACTAATCACAATATTCTCAAAGTTCAGGCTCTGGAGTGCTTTCCTACATTCTCTAGCCTTCTCAATACTATCAAATATAGCATTGAACTTTCCTTCTACAAAAACTCTAAATTTTCTCATCTCATTTTATGTTTATGAATCTCCTTTAACATCTCCTTACATTCAGGTACATCTCCAAACTTCACATGACAGGATCTGCATACCGCCATTAAGTTTTCAATCACATCCTTATTCCCTGATCCTCCTGCACCTCTATTCTCTATATGATGAATATCAACTGCTCTGCTTCCACATACTTCACAGGGAATGAAATCATCCAGAACATAATTAAAATACTTCATATAAATCTTAGTATGCTTCTTCATCATCTATCCAGATTGGTGTTTTCTCTCCTACCATAGCTGCAAAAGTGTTGTATTCTAGATATTCAATTGCCTCTTCTTCATCCATCTCCTGAGACAATATATCAACGCATTTACTCCTTGAGTATACTACTTTCCAATTATTAGGATCAAACCCTACTATTGCATCATCAAATCCATCTGCAAAAAGAACATCCTCTGTATGAGAGTATCTTTCTAATATCATATCCTTCATGCTCATAATGTTTCTCTAATTGTATAAGTGTCCAGATCCTGATTCTTCACAAAGAAATCTCTGTATAAACCAATAGCCCTGTTGAACTTATGTTCTCCTCTCTTATAGAACTCCTCAGATACATCATATATCCCTATATCAGTAGATGATTTATCTAGAGCAATAAATGTAAAATCCTTATAGGATGTCTTGAATAGATTGCAGTAGATATAACATTGTAAATCATATCCATATTTGTCTGCACTATATCGGAATGCCTTTAAATCTGTAGTTGTCTTGATATCAATTATCTCATTCCCTCTCTGAATATCTGCCTTGCCTCTGAATGGAAATCCTCCTACAAGGTCAATCATAGGAACTTCACATTCTGCATCTGCTAGATAACTCAATGCAACCTCATTCCTATTAAACGCATCAGCCATTCTCTCTCCTGCCTGAAGATCCTTTGTAGTGATGCAGGTCTTGGTTGTATCTGCCTGAGCATCCTTATACTTCTTAGTATTCTTAGATGCTACATCCACTACCTCAAATATCTTCTCAAAGTTCTGAGGCTCTAAGATCATCACATGAATAATCCTCCCCATCAATAAAGCAGGAGAGTTCTCTGAGTTTCCATACTTCATATAGTTATGGAAGGTCTTAGGGCTATCTAATAGCATCTTGCAACTAGATGAGGATAATGCTAATGTGTTTAGAACTCCATAATAGAACTCATCACTTTTAGCCTGATCAATCATCCAATCCTGATCATAGTTTGAACCATCTAACATTATCATAATGTAGTATTTAAAAGGATTGACATTCCCTTAGCAATTGATAGAACCACAATTGTAAATAGGCTTGATGCTACTGCTAGAAAAGCATAATACTTTGCTGCTTGAATCTTTGTTGTTTTCATCTCTTTTTGGTTTTAAAGGTTTTTATCAATAAGCCATTTTCTAATATCCATGTTCCTTGTAATATTGTTCTTCCGTAATTCCACGCTCACGAATTATGTTAATGTCTTTTAGTCCTAATGGTGGTCTGCCGTTATTGTGTTTGGTCATACACTCTAAACATACTTTACTAATATAGCATGTTCTTCCATCTTGTTCTCTTGCTTTGAATTCTGCAATATCTACCTTCTCCCAACTTAAAGTCCAAAATGCTTCTCGCTCTTTCGCTTCTCGGTTGCATAATGTGCAATTCATCTCTCTTAGTATTTAAATTGGGAGGGTTGCCCCTCCCTGATTATTTATGTTCTTTTCTTTTCTTCTTTCAAGAATTCTAATGCCTTCTGCTCATCTTCATCCTTCATAAGCATAGCGTACTGATAAGCGATCTCAAATAGTTGAGCCTTTGTAGTATTCTTATATAACTTACTCCATTGATCTTCTTCCTCAATCACCTCTTGCTCTGCTTCATTGCGAGTTACTACTTTCTTAGCACAATCAGATCCGAATTCAAACCAACCCTGTGAATCATGATCTTGAGGAAATTCATTTGGATCGTATACACATCCATCAGTAATGGAATACTCTAACCATATTGTTTTCTCAGGATTTAACTTCTTGCCGCAGTTTGAGCAGCAGTTGTTATCAATATCTTCTTTAAATGTAAATGGCTTTTTCATCTCTCTCTTTTTTAATGATATTCAAATCTAAGAAAGAATTATTTATAAAAAAAACTTTTTAATAATTATTTTTCTTCATCATCAAAAAAAACTTTCCCAATGAACTCCTCTATCTCATTAAGCCTCCTCTGTAAGATCCTGATTTGATTCAATGCAATACCCAATGCAATCCCAAATAATATCATCATTCCTTTATAGTATAAGGGAGTAAGTCATATATCAAATCATCAACATCTGATATCTTCAGATATGTAAACACATCCTGAGCATTATACCTTCCAACCCATTTATACTTAGCCTCATCATACGGAATCCAATTCTTTCTAATCACCTTATCCTGATCAAACTCCTCACATAATTCCAATGCTCTCTCCCTGAGATCACTTTTCTTAAATACATAGAACTTATCAGGAAACTGAAAAGCAATAAACTCTGCCTTGCTATTCTTACTGCACCAGCCATTACCTCCCCATACATTGATAAACTCCAGAAGAATAAACCCTGAATGATGCATCTTCTTTAATCCCTTAACATCAACCTTCTTCTCTCCCCAATAGAAATCAATATGCTGCTTATCATCTGCTAATTCAGATTTGATAGCACCTGTCAACTCCTTAAATAAAGCCTCTCCTGATTTACCTACATCAACACAAATGGCGGTTCTGGCATCTGATAGATTTCTTCCTTCCTTAAGATACTTCCTCAGGTGCATCTAGCATATCATTAAGTTCTCTGATCCATTGCTTCCAGATACTAGGATTGCAACTGCAAGGCACATGATATTTATGGCTAAATACCCTTGAATGAATCTTAGCTATCATCTCCTGATCTTTCCTGCTTATTCTCTTCTCCTTCAGGATTCCACTAGATAGATATTCCTCCTCCTCAGGATCTAAGCACTCAACCTTCTTATAAGGGAATTTTTTATTGAGCCAATCCTTTCTCTCATCACATCCACAATCCTCTCCTGCAATAGCTTTTACTACTGCCTTGATTCCTGTGGCTTCTGTGATCTTCTCAATAGTATCTCCTAACCCTTTAGATTTTGTCGTAGTCTCCGTTTTCGTAGTCTTCGTAGTCTTCTTGGATTTTGTCGTAGATTTTCGCTTTGCCATTTTTGATAGTATTCTTTATTGATGTTAATCCGATATTAGTCTCCCTGTGAATCTTATTCATTGAGTTCCCCTCCATGTGAATCCTGATCATCTTGGAATCATACCAAT